AGACAAGATTGAAGCAGACGACGTTATTGGACATTTGGCTCAAACAATAGATGGCAAAGTGTGGATAGCTTCATCAGATAGAGATTATCTTCAATTGGTTTCTGACAGAGTAACAGTATTCTCACCAACAAAAAAGAAGTTCTACGATCAGCAAATGGTGCTTAATGAGTACGGAGTCACTTCTCAAAACTTCTTAACACAGAAAGTTCTACTTGGGGACAGCGGAGATAACGTCCCTGGAGTTAAAGGCTTAGGCTCTAAGACATTGATTAAGTTATTTCCCGAACTCTCTGGCGAAGACGAGGTGAGCATAGAAGAGATATTAGATAAATGTAAAAAAGAAGATAAAAAGCTGCATTCAAGCATACTTGCTTTTGAGAGACAGCTTCATATTAATAAGCAATTGATGAACTTAAAAGAAATTAATATACCAGCGGAAGCACTCGAAGAAATAAATAGTCTTATACTTAATCCGAATAAAGAGATGGATTCCCTGGAATTTGTAAAATTATACAATGAGGATAACTTAGGTAATTCTATAAACAACATACAAGCGTGGTTGTTCAATAATTTTAAAACGATTCAACATTATAAATAAAAATAAACAAACAAGTTATGCAGCAGGATGAAAAAAAGGTTTTGAATACACTTACCGCTTACGGAGCGGGATTTCAAATCAAAGTTTTAAGCAGTCTTTTAAAGCACAAAGAATTTCTACAAACAATCAACGATGTAATCTCACCAGAGATGTTCGATGATCCCAGTTCTCAATGGATCGTATCGCAAATCTTGAAGTGTTATTACAAGTATCACGCTACACCAAGTTTAGATTATCTACAAATAGAAGTAAAAAAGATCGACAACGAAGTGCTAAAAGTTAGTGTAGTAGATCAAATCAAAGAAGCTTACAAAGCCTCTAACGAAGACCAAGAATATGTAGAGCAAGAGTTTAGTAACTTCTGTAGAAATCAACAATTAAAGAAAGCGTTACTAACATCAGTTGATCTTTTAGGTAAAGGACAATACGAAGACATTAGAATACTTGTAGATCAAGCTCTAAAAGCAGGTCAAGACAAGAATCTGGGACACGAATACGACAAAGACGTTGAAACTCGTTATAGAGAAGAAGAGAGAGCAGCTATCGCTACTCCTTGGAATCATGTTAACGAATTGCTTATGGGAGGACTTGGAGCGGGGGATCTTGGCATTATATTTGGTAATCCAGGCGGAGGTAAATCTTGGATGCTCGTAAACCTTGGAGCAGAAGCAGTTAGGCAAGGTAAAAATGTTGCTCACTACACACTAGAACTTTCTGCAGATTATACAGCAAAAAGGTATGATTCTCTATTTACAGGAATTGATTTCCAAGATCTGTCTAAGAACAGACCAGCTATTGAAGACGCAGTTTCTAAATTAGGAGGAAGATTGATCGTTAAAGAGTTTCCAATGGGTAAAACTACTCCTCAATCGATCGAGAATCACATACAGAAGTGTAAAGATTTAGATTTTGTACCAGACGTTATCATTATTGACTACGTAGATCTATTGTCTTCTAGAAGAAAGTCATGATGATTGCTGACTTTGCTATGTCGCTGTCAAGAAAGAGACAGGACAAAGTTAATGGAACAGGTCGTATTCACATTATGAAAAACAGATTCGGAGCAGACGGAATGACATACGGATCGCAGATTAATACTCACAATGGATCTATCAAAATAGACAAAGACGAGATTGCTGAAGATCAATTGACTTTCGATAGCGGTAGTCAACCAAATGGATTCGCAAATAGTGGATTCAACAACAACGAGAGAAGTTATTTAAAAAATAAATTTTACGAATTGGGATTGTAGTAAATTTCGTTTTATTTTAAAGCAGCATATTTATTGATATAAATTAAACACTATGAATTTCATAATTGATAAATTCAAAAAAGCTGGAAAAGGCGATAGCTTTAGAAACAACGAAAAATCTGACAAGTATAACGATAAGATCGCTCAACTTAATAGTTTAGGATCTGATCAATATTCAAAAGTCAATACTAATAGCCTTAATAGAATTAGTAAGACTACTGCAAGTCCAACTAGTACTGATGGTGGTACTCTTCCAGGTGCTTAATTAGTAATTACCCCTAAAATTTATTGAAAACAAAAAATCTCATTAATTTGAGAAATGCTAGTCTATTGACTTTAAAATAGGCTAAATGGAATCGTCATATCAAAAATCTATATAAAAAAATGAATAAAGACACAAAAACGCCTTGGGGAGAAATTGGTTACATAACTTTCAAAAGAACATACGCAAGAAGATTAAAAGAAGACGATCCTAACTCAAAAACTGAAGAATTTTCAGAAGTTATCAAAAGAGAAATAGAAGCATCAGAAAAGCAATTAAAAGTAGGTTTCACAGAGCAAGAAAAGCAGAGATATTACGATTTAAGAAGTCAATTGAAGTTTTCTACAGCAGGCAGATTTATGTGGCAATTAGGCACAAAAACTGTTGATAAATTGGGTTTGCCATCTCTTCAAAATTGTGCATTCACTGTAGTTAATAGTCCCATTAGACCATTTACATGGACTTTTGAAATGTTAATGTTAGGCAGCGGAGTAGGGTATAATATTCAAAAGCATAACGTTTATCAGTTACCTAAATTAAAAGGCAAAATTAAGATCGAAAGAAAAGATACTAAAGACGCTGACTTTATCGTACCTGATTCAAGAGAAGGTTGGGTTAAATTGCTTGGAAGAGTGCTCAAAGCTCACTTCTACGGTGGAGAAGGATTCTCGTATTCTACAATTTGCATAAGATCAAAAGGCGCATTGATTAAAGGATTCGGTGGAACTGCATCAGGTCCAGAAGATCTTTGTTGGGGCATTAGCGAGATAAGCAAAATACTTAACTCAAGAGCACACAAAAAGCTCAGACCTATCGATTGCCTTGACATTATGAATATCATTGGTTTCGTTGTAGTAGCAGGAAACGTACGCAGATCAGCTCAGATCGCTATTGGAGATTATGATGATTTGGAATATCTAAAAGCAAAAAGATGGGATCTAGGATCTATTCCAAACTGGAGATCTATGAGTAACAACTCTATCGTATCTCCCGAAAACATAGAAGATTTGCCAAATGAATTTTGGGAAACTTACAATCAAGGAGAGCCTTATGGTCTAATTAATCTTGAATTATCCAGAACGGTTGGTAGAACGGGAGAAACTCAATATCCTGATCCAGACGTAGAAGGATTTAATCCATGCGCTGAGCAATCTTTAGCTAACTTTGAAACATGTTGTTTAGCTGAGATCTATCTTCCAAATATAGAAAATCCAGGAGAATTAAAAGAATCTTTGATGTATGCATATAGAATGTGTAAACACTCTTTAGCATTACATTGCTCTCTTAAAGAAACAGAAACTGTAGTAAATAAGAACATGAGAATGGGTATCGGTATGACTGGTATCTTACAAGCTACAGAAGAACAAAGATCTTGGTTGAAAGAAGCATATGTTTGGTTGAGAGAATTTGATAATGCGTATTCTGATGCAAAAGGATTTCCAAGAAGTATCAAATTGACAACAGTAAAACCAAGCGGTACATTGAGCTTGCTTGCAGGTGTAACTCCTGGAGTGCATCCAAATCCTGCTGGACCATTCTATATTAGAAGAGTAAGAATATCTAGTCAATCTCCATTAATTGGAGTATGTAAAGATCATGGATTTCCTTTAGAATATCAGAGAAATTTTGATGGATCTGAAGACAAATCAACAATGGTCGTATCATTTCCTTGCAAACTTCCTGAAACAACTCCAGTTGCAGCAGACTTCGATTGGAAGACTCAAATGGATATGATTAGGAAAATGCAAGCTGAATGGTCAGATAATTCTGTTAGCTGCACAGTTTACTACAGAAAAGAGGACATCGAAGACATCAAAGCATACCTAAAGGAACACTTTAGACACGAGATGAAAACTGTATCTTTCTTGTTGTACTACGGTCACGGATTCGATCAAGCTCCTTACGAAACAATAACCAAAGAGCAATACGAAGAATTGGCGAGTAAAACAAGACCAATTACGTCTATCGAAGTAAAAGAAGACGAGATAGAACTTCAAGATTGCGCGACGGGGGCATGTCCGATAAAATAAAAGAACACATAGATTACTATACAGATGAGCAGTCTGGGCTTATGGTCCTCACTGCTCATTTTCATTTATCACGTGGATTTTGTTGTGGAAACAAGTGTCGTCATTGTCCGTACGAACCCAAGCACTTGAAAGGTAATACTGAGATCGACGAGAAACATAAATTAGAAACCTAAGCAAATAATATTTATATTTGAATAAACACGCAGTTATGACATTTACAATTACTACTGAGAATTTATATCTAGCGATCATTGCGCTTTTTATGATAATACAAATTTATCAGTGGAAAGCAATATACAAAATAAAGTCTGAAATAGATAGCGTTTGGAAGCAAATACATTTACTCACAGTTAATGTAGCTGCAGAGATTCTAAAACTTAAAAAAGATCCAGATGAAAAAACAAAGCAAGAATCTGCGTAAAAAAGAATCTGAGGGATTAGGAGACACAATAGCTTATTTAACAGAGCTGCTAAAAATAGATAAAGCTGTAAAAGCAGTTACTGAAGCCATGGGTATAGAAGATTGCGGTTGCGAAAGAAGAAGAGAGGCATTGAACGAAATGTTTCCTTACAAGAAAGACGAAGAGAAGAAAGAAAATTAAATCAATTATATTAAATAGTTATGCAAGAAAAAAGTTACGTATTAGTCGATAATCTCGACAAGTTAAAAGCCATGATCTCTGAAATCAAATCGAGCGATCTCATCGCATTCGATACAGAGACAAACAGTCTGAATCCAAGAAAAGGTAAAATTATTGGATTCAGTATCAGTACAAAACCAGGCTCTGGTTACTATCTTCCAACAATGATCTTCAAAGACGGAGAGCTGATAGATAACTCTATCGAAGACAAAGCTTTCTATGGCGTAGATCTTGTGCCAAGTCTTTACGTAGATACCGTTTTATTGGTTCACACAGTTAACGAAGAAGGCGCTGGATTTGGCTCTGGTAGTCCATTCGGACTGAAGTCTATCGCTAAACTTATACAGAAAGAGATTGGTCTCGATGTAGAAGCTGAAGCAAACGAAGAGCAGATAGAACTCAAGCAGTCTATAAAAGCCAACGGTGGTCAGATCACTAAAGAAAACTACGAGATATGGAAAGCAGATATCGAAATACTTAGTAAGTATGCTGCAGCTGATACTGATCTTACTCTTAGAATATACAATCATTTCATGGAAGTGCTTAGATCAGAGGGTCTTGAACAGTTTTTCTTCGAAGACGAAGTTATGCCTCTTTACAGAGAAGTTACTATTCCTATGGAAGAGAAAGGCGTAAAGCTGGATATGGATCTAATCAGACAAGCGAAACAGGATATTCAGGTAGAAATGAAAAATAGAGCTGATTCAATCATTAAGGCTTTGCTTTCCGATTCAAGGGTGCAGCAATGGGTGATTCTCAAAGCGATGGATACCTATCCTCCCAATCACAAAGGCACATTTGCACAGAGATTGGTCGAAGAGTTGAATTTGAATGTACCAAAGTCTGAAAAGTCTGGTAAGTACAGCATCACTCAAGCAAATGTTTCTAGGTTGCCTGAATCTGCTGCCAAAAAGTTTCTCTTAAGTGGAGACAAGAATCTTCTCGAAGAAGACATAATCATCAAGATTTGCGTAAAACTTTGGAAAGAAGACAACGATGGCAAGTTTTTCAATATTCAATCTAGAGATCACTTGGGTGAAATAGCTTTCGGAGTACTTGGTATAAAGCCTCTTTCTTCTACCGCAAAAGGCAAAGCGCAGTTCGATGACAACTTTATCGAATCTATCATGGAAAATCATGAGTGGGCCAAGAATCTACAAATCTACAATCGTCTACTCAAGATTAGTTCCACTTACATCGATCGTTTCTTGGAAGGCGAAGAAGACGGTCG